AAAAATGACAAAAAATGGTATTGGTTCGCATCATCATTTTAGGTAGTAAACTATCATCAATTAGAGTTCTAAAATGTACCAACATCATCCAATAAAATTTTACCCTATAGGCATGCCATACGATACTAAAGATAGGGCTGGCATAGATTTAATGGATATTAGGTAGAATATGTCTGGTCATTAAATCACCATATTAGACGGGCATGGGATGAAATAACCAAGAGCTAGCTAGAATATAAGGTATTCCCCACCAGAATTATGTAGAATATAGAGATATTACATAGACCCCCCGCACAAAAAAAATGCATGTGTATTATATATATAATATACCACTCTCATATACTGACAAAAATACTAGGGTCTATCATCAATGATCATAGGTGTGATAAAAATAACACATCTGGGACACTAATTAGTTACCTCTTAGTTTATTTTTATATTATTTTATAGATTACTATTGTAGAACTAATTAAAAAGTGTTATAATAGTACTATGGAGAATTTAAATAGTAACTACATTGAGTCCTACATTAACCTTGAGGCCTTGTTGTCTCAGCAAATAGAATTACAATGTAACCAAGACTTCCTTTCCTTTGTGCGTTTAGTAGCACCTACTATTGTGTCTGACTTCAAGATGGGAAGACATATAGAAATAATATCAGACAAACTACAAAAAGTAGAAAGTGGTGAAATAAAAAGACTGATGGTCTTCCTACCACCACGTTCATCAAAGTCTGTTGTCTGTTCTAAACTCTTTCCTGCATGGTACATAGGTAGAAACCCCAAACACGAACTATTAACTATATCACACAGTGATCAACTAGCTAGTGACTTCGGTAGATCGGTTAGAGATATTGTTAATATGGAAATGTTTCAGAAGGTATTTCGTGGTGTGGCACTTCGTAGTGATGTACGAGCAGCAGGTAAGTGGAAGACAAACCATGAAGGAACATACTATGCGGCTGGTGTTAGGTCACAGATAGCAGGACGAGGAGCGCATGTAGCAATCCTAGATGATGCGATGTCTGAAGAAGATGCTATCTCCAGTGCAGGTAGGAGGTTTATCAAGGAGTGGTATCCTGCTGGTCTACGTACACGTATCATGCCCAATGGTTCTATTGTCATAATCAATACCAGATACCACTATGATGATCTTTGTGGTTGGCTACTAAAGCAACAAGAGAACATGCCAGACTATGAAACAATACCCTGGGATGTTGTTAAGATACCTGCATGGCTTGATGACGATGCATCAGAACTACTGGACTTACCTGTAGGGTCTAGCTATTTCCCTGAGTGGAAACCAGATCATGTCTTGAAGGTAGACGAGAATGAGATCAAAGCATCCAATGGTAGCCGCTACTGGAACGCTCTTTACATGCAAGACCCCACACCTGAAGAGGGTGGCCTCATAAAAAAGAAGTGGTTACAGAACTGGGAGTATGACGAACCACCTACGTGTGACTTTGTAATACAAACATTTGATACAGCCTTCTCTACGTCTAACACAGCAGACTACAGTGTTATACAGACATGGGGTATCTTTCAACTATATGATCAAGACGAAGACGGATATGAGGACTATGCATCTAATCTTATATTGCTTGGGAATATCAAAGGTAGATTTGAATATCCTGAACTAAGACGAATATCACAGAAGCTGTACAATCAACATAAGCCTGATCTGTGTATGGTAGAAAAGAAAGCCAGTGGTCAGTCTCTCATACAGGACTTACGTAGGTCTGGCTTACCTGTGTTAGAATACAACCCAGACAGAGATAAGGTATCCAGGGTCTACGCTGCCACACCCATGATGGAGTCAGGTAGGGTATGGATACCAATGAACAAGAAGTGGGCAGATGATCTAGTAGAGGAGCTTATACGGTTTCCCAATGCAGCCCATGATGACCAAGTGGATGCCTTAACAATGGCTGTTCACTACATGAAAGAGTCCTGGCATCTTACGCACCCCGATGATCCTGACTACGAAGAAGCACCTCGTAGTAAGAGAGCAACCTACTGGAATGTCTAAAGTCATTTGTGAGAATGACAAAACTATGGTATAATAGAAGCAAGGTTTAAACTTGGGGAATCACTATGGCAAATGATTATATGGCAAAGTTAGCGGCTGACTTAGACGGCATGACTATGGGTGGTCTAGCTTCTAAGGGTCGCTATGGCGATACCATGATAGCACACATCAATCCTCAAGAAGCACAAATGCTTATGGAAGAAGGTGGTGCAGGTACAATCAATCCTATGACTGGCCTTCCTGAGTTTTACGATGGTGACGAAGCAGGTTTTGGAGACGGTGGTTACGCTGGCTCTGGTAATTTTGGTGATGATGATTTTGGAGAATCAACTGCTGATATTAGTGGTGGTGGTGATACTGGTGGTAGTGATACTGGCGGTGGTGCTATGGATGCAGTGGATGCAGACGCCTATGTACAAGCAGCAATAGAAGACCCTGACATTCCTTTATCTGCGATTGGATCTGCTGATGACATAGCAGACTTTTATGGTTTTGGTAGTCCAACAGCAGGTTTTGGTGGTGAGGTTAATTTAAGAGATAGTATAGCTGATATAAATAGAACATTTAATAAAGAAGGTATACCACAAGAATTTGTTCCTTATTATAATTCTTTAAAAGATAGAGGACTAAGTAACGAACAAGCTATGGCTACATTAGCTGCGGTAGCAGGAACCCCTGGTGGAGCAGGAGCATTATCATCTGGATATACTGATGGTTATTCTTATGGCGGTCCTATGGGAACTTTAGAAGACCTTATAGAAACAGGGCAGACAGCTTCTTTAGAACAAAGAGCAAAAAAAGCAAAAGAAAAAGCAGATAAAGAAAGAAGCGAGTCAGATGACTTTTTAGAGAGTGAAGATTATTTTGAAGAACCAGGATTAGGAGATAGATTTGCAAACATACTTAGCAATCCTTTTTCAACTACAGTGTCACCAAAAGACCAAGCTGTTTTAGATTCTTATTCTGCACAAGGCTTAGAAGTAAAAGGCCCAAGTATGTTAGGTAATCTAGCAGGAGTCGCAGGTGGCTTTACATTCCCAGTAGGTGTTAACTTTGCAATGAACGCTCTTGGGAAATTAACAGGTACAGATATTATTGGTACTGCTATTGATCCTGTAACTGGTTTTGAATATTTAGTAGAGTCTGGTGGTGGTCTCCAACTTGCTGCTGATCAGTTAGGAGACGCACCTAATCAAGATGCGGGTAATGAACCTACTCCTACTATAACAAAAAAACGAAAAGAAGAAACAAAGTCAGACCCAGAAGATATAACAAAAAATGTAAATAAACCTGGATTTCCACAACAAAAATTACCAAGACTTACACCATTTGGTCAAACTGAATTAGCAAATATATATGGATCAGATGATCCTTTATTTAATAAATATGCAACTGGTATACAGGCATTAGTATAATGGCAACAGAAAAAAATCCATATGACATGATTCCACAAGAGGGTGCAGAAGTAGTGCCTCTTAATATGGAAGATAATGATATACCTGCGACATTTGAAGTAGCAGATGATGGTGGTGTTATTGTAGACCTTTCTGGTGCTACAGAGATGGAAGCAGATGAAGAAGTAGCTGAATGGTACGGCAACCTAGCTGAAGACATGAGCGATGAAGAGCTAGAAGAAATTGCAGAGACTGTTCTTGAAAACTATGAGGCTGATAAGGATTCCCGTTCTGAGTGGGAAGCTATGTTTGAAAGGGGCTTTGAACTACTAGGTCTTAAACTACAGCAAGGCACAGAACCATTTGAGGGTGCATGTACAGCGGTTCACCCACTATTGATTGAGTCGGCTGTTAAGTTCCAATCAAAAGCTTCAGGTGAACTCTTTCCCTCCAATGGTCCTATCAAAGCACAGATACTAGGTGACTCAACCACAGAGAAAGAACAACAGGCCAACAGGGTTCAGAACTTTATGAACTATCAGCTTACGGAGCAGATGCCTGAATACTTTGAAGAGTTTGAGCGGATGTTGTTCCATCTTCCACTGATTGGGTCTGCCTTTAAAAAGATGTACTATGATGCTACAGTCAAGCGTCCACGTTCAGAGTTTATTCCTATTGACCAGTTCTATGTGTCTTACTATGCTTCTGATCTATCCAATGCAGAACGCTACACACATGTAATCTATCGTAGTCTTGTAGAAATGAATAAAGATATCAAAGCAGGTATCTACATGGATACAGAACTAGTAACACCATCTTCTAATCCTGTAACGGGCTTTAGTGAAAAGATGGATACAATTATTGGATTGTCTCCTGACTATGATAACGATCCACAATATGTTCTTCTTGAACAACACTGCTATCTAGACATCGAAGGAGAAGAAGAATCCTGCCCGTATATTATTACGGTAGAAAAAGATTCTAGAAAAGTTTTAAGTATTCGTAGAAACTATAAACAAGATGACAAGAGCAAAGAAAAAATAAGCCACTTTGTGCATTATAGGTTTGTTCCTGGTTTTGGATTCTACGGACTTGGTCTTATTCACTTCTTGGGTAATTTGACTATGAGTGCTACTGCCGCAATGAGATCATTGATTGACGCAGGGCAGTTTGCAAATCTACCTGGAGGGTTTAAGGCAAAGGGGCTTCGGATGGTTGGAGACAACGAACCGATATCTCCTGGCGAGTTCAAGGAGGTTGAAGCAACTGGAGTAGATTTATCAAAGGCTATTATTCCCCTTCCTTATAAAGAGCCTTCCTCTGTTCTATTTCAGATGTTGAATTTCGTAACTGCTGCTGGTCAGAAGTTTGCGGATAGCACAGAACAAGTTATTTCTGATGCTGCCTCCTATGGACCCGTTGGTACAACAATGGCCCTGCTAGAAGCATCTAGTAAATTCTTTAGTGCTATTCATAAAAGAATACATAAGTCACAGCGAGATGAGTTTAGAATCTTAGCAAGGATTGACTATGAATATCTTCCAAATGAATACCCCTATGATGTTCCGTTTGAAAGCCGTAACATCTTTAAGTCTGACTTTGATGGTCGTGTAGATATTATTCCTGTCTCTGATCCTAACATACCTAGTAATGCACACCGCATGATGATGGC